GCTCTCCTGTCCCACTCAAGGATCTGAGCTATCCTTGTGTGAGTGGACAAGACCCCCCCAAGACATCCGTCTTGGGGCTTGGGCCACCTCTGCTTCCCCACACTCTTCTCGTGTGGTCGCATCTTCCTAAACCTACCACCAGTAGCAAGATAAGCATAGTTGGTGAGCACAGCTTGATACGTGCCCAACTGTTTATTGGTGATAAACCCGTCCCCAGGTTGGTAGTCATTGGACTTCTTCTGCTCAATGAAGTCACCAATCTGGGAACGGCGGGTTCGCAGTTCCTTTTGCGAGAAAGGAACCGCGGGTGTTTGGAGGACGCGGATGTAATCCGTGGGGTTATGAGCACCACCGTGCTTAGGATTCTCGCAAAGGTAGAGCTCCTTAAGAGACTCCCTGCAAGCTCGCGAGACGCGAAGGCGTCCCTTGCAAGGATGTCCCAGCCCCCCGAGGGCGGCTGGGAGCTCAGGCTCTCTACCTTTCTTCCTCGCCAACAACCGTTGCTTCTTGTAGATTGTGCGGGCACATCTAGCAAGACGGTTGAAGGAGGAAGGATCCACGGCGTGCTGGGTCATAACCCCATTACCCTTCCTGACAAACTCCTTGAGACTGGGTGGTCTGTAAGAAACCACCCCGGTGCGCTCCTTGTTCAAGAGCGCATAGGCTTCGCAGAACACGAATCCTATCTGAGACCGGAAAGACTTAGTCTCATGGAGTTTGCTTCCTATTGCAGCGGCCCGCTGCGCGTAGGAAGAGATGTTCGATGGATGAGTAGTAGCGGCCAAGTCATCCCCGCAGATGATCCTGGCCGGACCAAGCAAGCTACTCATCCAGTGGTTGAGGAGGGAGAGTATGGTGAACGAGCACGGAGTCCCCATAAGGGAACCCCGCTGCTTCGGAACCTCCACTGCTCCGTCTTCCACTTCGAACATCTTCGCTGCCTGGGCACGTGCAGTTCCACTCATGTCCGACAGACGGTAGCGGACGTAATGCGGTTGGTCACCAACTCCGAGGCTCTCCCGGAGTTCCGAAGCAAGGAATGCTGGCAAGCCAGCCTTCCGAAGCCCGTCAATGACTGCACCAATCGCATCATGTCCGAACCCGTCTGTGGCACAAGTGAGGTCGGCGGAAAGCCAGACCTTACTATCATGAGCGGAAGCCGACAGTCTCTGGAGAATCTTCTCTTCCGTATGCGGAGCATACGGAAGGATCTGAGGAATCCTCTCCAGAACTGCCGGCCAGAGGATCTGTCTTACAAGATCCCCTCGCGCAAACACGTGTGCAGGTGGAAGGGTAATTATCCTTGCCTTCATCCCCAGCTCAGCGATGACAGAAGCCTTATGTACTACTCGTTTCCCTACGGAGTCCCGCAAAAGTTTGCTTGTTGCGAACAAACAGTTGCGCTCCGCACTTACTACAGTGGGATACGAGTGGTACTTATCGGCAGCCAATCGCTTGCTGAGTCTACGCTCGAGGGCGGCAGCAAGTGGGGAGGGTTCAACGCCCTGTTTTCCGTCACGAGGTCCTCCACCTCGGCGACGGCCCGCCAACACCTCGGCCCAGGCTGGCCTGGCGAGGTTGGCGACAACACTGTTGTACCCTCCTTCACTTCGCCCGAGTTCGACCGTAGCGGCGGACGAAGAAGGCAAGGATTCCGGAACACATCGTTGGAACGCTCCCCGCAAAAGTGTAGCTACGTGATGCTTGATGTCCTGCAGCAGGAATGCAGGAGTCACGTGTCTTTTGCGGAGGGTCTGGAAGTGCTGGTTCATCGCTTCTCGCATGACCGATCTCGGTGCGCATGGAAGTGCGCGCGAAAGCCTGCTGAAGGCAAGCTTTCCCTTTACAGAGAGTCGGTTATCAAGCCAATAGAGAAGCGACTTTGGGAATGCGTGGCACGGGGGCAAGGAAGCACGGCGCTGCTCGAGTGCAGCAGCGCGGAGCTCCCCACAGATGTCCTTCAGACATCTTGCCACCGTGAGCCATCCGTTTCTTTCGACAGAAAGAGACAGCCAACGTCGCAGTTCCCAGGAACCAGCACGGGTTCCAACACCACACGAGATGAGTGCACACCAAAGAGCCTTCCACAGCTCTTCGGTGTGCCTGTCACCGATTCGACGACTAGGGACTCCACGAGTAGACCGCCGAGATCCAGCCACCACCTTTGCAGGTGCAGGCCTTCTCGACGCGCTACTCATGGCACGACCCTTAACCGTCACAAACGGGTAAGCCGGTAGGCGAACTCGCATGATCTTGTCAAAG